AAAGATATTCCATCTACATGTATAGCATCAATTACACCTTCGCACACAATAGCAAAAACTTTTTGTTCAGTTTGGTTATCTAAATTAAAACAGTATCCTAGCTGTTGCTCAGACAAGTACTTAGGTTTTTTGTCTGCTTTTATAGCACGTCCGGTCCATCCAACTATGTGTCCTTTGTGACGGAAAGGTATAATAAGCCTATCACGATAAGCAAGTGTAGGCGACCAATGATAATCAATATCCTCGATACGCAAATCACGTTCTAACATATATTGAAAACAACGTAATATACTTTCGTCTAAATCTTCGGTATCGGCCCACTGATACTTAGATAAGGGCTCAGCACCTTTTGGTAACTGTGTAGTTTCAAACTCAGGTATATTGTAAGAAAATTCTTTTATATCTATACCTTCGTTAGCTTTCATTACTTCTAGTGCTAACTTGTTTATTACATCGTCAGATACGTTAAGCCATTGCAGTAGTTGCCTTAACTTGTAAGATATATTTCTACCTGGTTGCCATCCTGTTTTAAATCCGCAATTAAAGCAATGATATGAGATTTCGCCGTCGGCACCTTTGATAATACCGCCTCGCTGTCTAGTGTCTGCAGAAGTGCCGTTATGATGACAGCACGGTGCATTAAATGAAATCCAACCAGATGGCGTGGTCTTTTGCTTAGACGGCAAATGTAGTGTTATTGCATCTTGAACTAGATTCATACTATAAGTATAGCAGAACTTTTAATTAAGTCAATTTCTAATTAATATTTTTTCTATTGTATTTTCAGTATCTGCAGATGCTACAAAACGTAAATATGTAAACACCCCATTAATATTTTTGTATGTAGGTGTTGTTTCGCTGCCACTAAAAGTAAATGTGTCTACATCTACCCAATCAGTAAATTCACTTACTTGATTTTCTAATGTGCCTTGAATAATAATATCGCCGATGTAATTATCAGTATACACTGCAACAGAATGTAAAGCGTTATTATTGTTTGTTTCTGGTTTAGCATAAACTGATTCACTAAACCATTCTGACGTATTATTTCCTATGACAACTTCTTCTGTAAAGGTTGTTACAGTAACAGTTGGCCTCGGATCGGGATATATTGAGTCAAGTAACCTAATAAAATTAGTACCGCCAAAATGCGAGTTAGTGTAAGTTAAAACATTTTCATTTTGTGTGTTTTTAAAATATATAGAATATGTCAAGTATTGGTTATCTAGGTCTTGCAAATCAGCTGCGGTTAAATTAACAGTAAATAAACCTTTATTTGTAAACACAGTACTATCATTTGTTTGCAAGCTAGTGCCTATCTTTTCAATTACTGTTGTTTTACTTTCGTCATACGCCATAAAGTACGGAGTCAAGCTTGATATATCAATTGCTTTTTGATCTGCGTTATATAACCTAAACTGTAATGTATTGTCTATTCCTTTATAAACTTGTAGATTTTTTTCGTACACTGGTCTATACTCCGTTAGAAAACCCGAATCATTTGATATTATTATCTGTCTTTGATTTAATAAATAGATTGACGTGCTTTGCATGTATTATTTATTTGATTATGATACTAAAAAATATAGAAAAAAATTTTCCGTTTATTAGTGTAGCAACCTACGGTGGTAATGAATACGTGGGCATAATTTCTAATCAAGATACAGTTGTGACCAGCATGTACATTTTTAATTTTTTGCATAACGATGTTGATAGAAAACTTTTTTTAGATTTAGGAAACGTATGGTGGTGGGAATCAAATAGACTAATTCCGATTAATATATTTTTACGAGAAGAAATGCAACAGATATCTTATTGTATGTTATCTATGAACACAAAAGATGTAAAAGTAAAATTAGGCCCGTGTGTTAATTTAAGTGACTTATCTAATAAAAGAATAAAAAGAAAAAATGTACAATTAATTAGAAAACCTAAGTAGAAATTTTTTCACAAATCAAATTTATATGTACTATTACTGCAAACGCATATGAAAAAGAATGACTCTTTTTAAAGTAGTAATCATTATTTTCTGGTTTGACCCAAACTTCACGTAAAATTGTATCCCAGTCTGCATCAACTAAGTGTCTCTTTGCAGGACGAATAATAGCTAGTGTAGCTGCTAGTTGTTCAACATTCCTTGGACGTAATTTTTGCAAGATTTCACTATGACCGTTGAGATGAAAAACCAAGTCACTAAATTCTTGATTCCATAATAAATCCCAAAGAGGTTCTTGATTAACCAAATAGTTCAAATGTGCTTCGTCTCGAACATCTTTGTAGATACTAACATTAAGAAAGTCTAATTTAAAGTAGCCTCTTTCGTCTGCTTCTTTATAATCAATTGTTGCGCATTTGTCTACAGGGTTATGTGGAATCTCAGTAGGGTATATTCCTGTATTATGTTTTTTGTCATGAGAAAGCATTGCTACTCGATGCTGTAGCTTTTCAAGTATTACAGATCTATCTGCAAAATCGATATCAACGTCGAACAAGTTTTCGTGCTTTCTTCTCTGCTAAGTTCCATTTTAATTTCGAAACACGATCCTTAAATGTTATACCATTAAGATGATCTAATTCATGCAAATATAACCTTGCACTGTAATCAGATGCAACCGTTCTTACCTTCTCTAAATCCTCGTTGTAATATTCCACAAGTATATCTCTCGGACGTTGTACTAAAATATTTATACCAGGAAAGCTTAGACATCCTTCTGCATCTAATTGTGTTTCTTCAGTATACTGAATTACTGTAGGATTAATGCACAATACTGCGTCGTCTCGTGTGTTACCCATAACAAATAATCTTTGTTCTAATTCTACTTGATTAGCTGCCAAACCGATGCCCATATTGCTTAACATAATATCTAACATTTGACTTTTAATTTCTTTTGGGTCAAAATCTAAATTATCAATATCAACTTCGTCTAGTGTTTTTGATAACATTTTGTTAGGGTAATATAATAAATTCATAGTTTACTTTCTTCTGCTACTTTTTTTGCTAGGTCAACGTCGGCTACTTTTCGTTTAAATTTTATTGCCCAATGTTTTGGGTCGCATGTATTTGCTATCATCATTAACTGTTCATCTGAAAATCTTTTCAACATGTCTTGTCCAGTTTTGCAGTTTAGAACTAACCACGGAGATATTTTGCCGTCTTTGATATCCCACACTGCTCTGTTAGGCGATACATATTTAAAATAATGATTCCACGGCGATGGTCTATTTTCTTCACTCCATTGTATCATCGTAGTTATAGATCGTTCAAGAGCAGTCTGTACATCTTCTTTTAATATCAAGTCAAGAACATATGCTTCATACAAATCATCTCTACACCAATGATCTAATTTAATGCTACTTGTTACTACATGATCAATATATTTTTCTGTGTACAAAGGTTGCACGTTTTTAAGATACGTACCAAATTTTACAAAAGCATTGTAAAAACTAGATTCACAAAAGTCTTCATATGTTTTTTCTTTTTTACTTCCAGCACTTAGTTTATAAAATCGTTGAAATGCCCAAAAGCCTAATACAACAGCTTTATCATCTTTTTGAAGCCGTCGTCTTTTAGGTTCACACATATGCGCAATTAGTGTTTTTTCTTTTGCAAAACTTTTTTTGCAATACTCACATAAATGTATTTTACTAGATTGATTTGCTGTCGAAGCCATGTTCTTCAGCCAGTTGTTTGATATCTTTTGTTGTAAGTGTTCCAGCAAGTAGTTCTACCTCGTCCATTTTCATATTGGGATATATTTTAGCTAGCAAATTTATAGCTTTAGTATTTGCATTGTGTTTTCCTTTTTTTAGAGGGATCCAAACATGCTTAACTTTTTTTCCGACATTTCCTGCAACACATAAAAGTTGCCATTGCAGTTTATTATGATTAGTGCCGCCTAATACATTCCAATTTTTATTGTAATATTCATTGACCTTTAAAATTTGTAAAGACTGTTTTTCAGGGTTACTTTGAATACTGCTTACCCAACGATTAAGATTCCACAAGTCGCCTTTGATATCTTTCTTGCCATCCTCGCTAGCAGCGTCATACAGTTCTTTGATTCCCATGTCAATAGCTGGGATTAATTCTTTAAATAAATCTAATTCTTTATTCGCCACTTTTCTAAATCCTCTGGTGTGTTAATCTCCATACCATCGAAGTCAACTTTTCGTATGTTAATACTAACACCATTCTGAAGAAAACGCAACTGTTCTAATTTCTCTATTTTTTCTTCGATTGATTGAGGCATAGACTTATAGCTAACTAATGTCTTCCAATTGTAGCCATACACGCCGAGGTGATGATCGCCGTACTCTAAACTTGCTCTACAGAACCAGTGTGCATGTGTACCGTTGTGAATCATCTTGACTGAGTTAGGATCTGTACGCAGTTCTGGAGCCATGTCAGCGTATGCTGTAACTACTTCATGCCCTTCGTCAAGTCCTTGCTTAATAGCAAGAATTATATCTTCAGTAATGTCAGGCATGTCACCTTGAACATTAATATAACTTTTATATAATCCCGAGGCTCGTCTAAAAAATCCTTTGCCGGATACTGCTTCAACGCCATAAGCACAACGTTCAGTGCCGTTATCAGCATCGGGCGTAATGAATACATTCTCGGATGGTATTTCTTCTTTAATTTCAGCACTATCGGTTAACACGTATGTATCTAAACAGTAGCTACACATTTGTCGTATACGGTGCGGATAAGACTTTTGCCATTAAGATTAGCAAGCATCTTTTTAGGAAAGCGAGTGCTTGCTAATCTTGCCGGAATAAAAATAGCAGTGTTGTTCATTTTAACTATTCCTACTGTGATAAACTATATCTTCGACTACTTTTCTAAAATCCGAAAGTTTGAGCATGTTGTCACCGTCACTAGGAGCTGCTTCGGGTTTATCGTGAACTTCTAGAAAAAAGTTTTCTATACCTAACGCACTAGCAGCTCTAAGTAATCCAGGAACCCATTTACTTTTACCAGTACTTTCGTTGCCTTTACCTCCGGGCTGTTGCACAGAATGAGTAGCGTCAAATACGATAGGATAATGCCGATCAAACTTTTGCAACATATATTGTAAACCGTTAAAATCTACTACAAGATTATTATATCCAAAACTTGTACCTCGTTCGGTTATCCAAGCCTCTGTTGCATCTTCAACCTTTCCTAAAATACCAGATACGTCCCATGGTGCTAAAAATTGTCCTTTTTTAATATTAACAATTTTATTAGAATTAGCTGCTGCTCTTATTAGATCAGTTTGTCTACATAAGAATGCAGGAATTTGCAAAACATCAACTGTATCGAAAAAATTTCCACAAATATATTCAATGTGTCCTACTTCGTGTACATCTGTTAAAATTTTTAAACCGTCAATGTGTGTTTTTAATTTAACAAAATCTTTCAACGTGTTAGTTAAACCGTTACCTCGCTTACTTTTTAAACTTGTACGATTGGCTTTATCATAACTTGCTTTAAAGTAATACTCTATATTAAATTCATCACATACTGATTTGCAATGTTCAGCAATCATTCTACTATGTCCTAGCGACTCATGCTGACAAGGGCCTGCTATAATTCTCATTCTTCGTCCTTTACGATATAATACGTAGCTAAAAGTTTATTTAATTGTTTTTTCAATGTTACATTAGACTTTGCTATTCTGTTAATATCTTGATATACGTCCCATAACACTTCGCCATATAGCAACCCATTAGCTTTAACGACCGAAGTTGGGTTACCTCCAACAACCCAGCGAGGAATGTTATTATAAGGTGAATCGCGATACCTTGCGTATACTACACCTTTTGACCTTTCGTAAATGAGAGCCTGCCCTGGTATAAGTTTATTATTTTGTTGCGTCATTTATTGCTTTTAAAATCTGTGCCTTGGTCGCAGTTGCAGCAACTTTAATTTTAGCTTTCTTAGCATGTTCAAGAAGCTCAGCTTTTTTCATATTTGTTAAATCAACAGCATCGCTTTTTGCATCAGCTACTTTTGTTTTAACAACTTTTGCTTTTGCTACTACTTTTTCTTTTGCTGTTTCTTTAATGTGAGAAATTTTTTCTTTCACTTCTGCTTTAACTTTTGCTCGATTAATCCCAAGCAAATCATATAACCATTGTAACATTTTTTGTTTCCTTAAGTTTTGGTTCCGATAGTACGACGTCTAATGTCGTTGTGAGCAAATTCTGCCCAATATAATTCGAAAGCAACACCATCTTTCACGCCTTCGAACTGATGAATTAATCCCGGCTTAACTTGTGTAAAATCTCCAGCTTTGAGTAGTGTTTCGTCTACTAAGCCTTCTTGATCACTATCCTGCCAAACACGAACAATCATTTCACCTGACTCAACAAAGAAGCCGTTCCATTTAAATTGATGATCATGTTCTGAACATTTATAACCTGCTTTAAATTCTATTCTATGAAATTCAAGTACTCCGTTAGCGTGTATTAGTTCAGTGGAGCCCCAAATCTTGCCGGCCTTAATTCCCATAATATATCCTAAAGTAAATTGTGTAACTGTAATGTTTCACTTTGTCGACTTATTTCCTTAATAAAAAAAGCACACATTGGATCTGTTTTATCTTCAATTGGAATTGATATTAGTTGTGCATTTTTTGTTTTAGGAAAATACCATTTAACATCATTATATATATTAGTTATAGATACATGAAAAAATTTATGAGTATAACTAGAAATTGGATTGAATGAAAATGCTTCAAAGCTTCGATCATTAATACTTGTAAGTGGTAAAATTTCTAAGTCGTTACTGGCTGACCGATCACCTACTAGTATGCACCAATCTAATGGCATTAGGATTTTGTGTTTGTGATCTAATTCTAATTCAATAGCTGGTGAATTAAACGATTCTAAAAAAATCAAAGGCAAAAAGAAAAAATCAGGATCACTTGGTGTTGAATTATCTAATACACTAAATCTTATATCGTCTTCTATTTCTTCCGGTAAATTATTTAAATTAAAGCATTCATTCTCTAATGTTAAAATTTGCAATTTATTTCCAATCTTGCTTTTCTATAGTAAAGGGATACTCAGCCTCTTTATAAAATTTCTTTCGCTGTGTTAAATGTCTTTTTGCAAATTTACATGTACTTGTAATATCCCATATCTGCACAAAGTCTTTGTCTTTGGCCTTTCGTACACCTCGTCCAATACTTTGAATTACCCTAACAAAACTTTTGCCAGGCTCAAGTAACACAAGATTAAAAATACGAGGTATATTAATTCCCACAGCCGCAACCCCGTAAGTCGCGATAACAACATGGTTAGTTCCTTCATTGATTTCATCATATGCTTCTTTTCTATCCTTTAATTTTACATCGCCTTTTACAAAAACACTTCCTGGTATTAGCTCTTGTAGCATAGTACCCGCTGAAATACGATCTACTAGTATAAGAGTGTTACCTGATGTTTTTATATTATTTAAAATACTTGCTATATATTGTATACGTTTTTCGTTTGTTGTCAAGTACTTTAATTCACTTTGGTAATCTGTGTATGTAACTTGATCATTTAACTGAATAACATTTACATGACACTTAGAAAGCACACCTTTGTCTTGTAGTTCTTTTGCTGAGATTTGTCCGACTACTGGTCCTAAGCTTGCATGTAAGCTTTCAAATTCAAACGGTTCTTTTGGTACTGTTCCAGTTAGCCCCCAACGTATAGGCGCAAACCTAAGATTACGGGTAAGTAGATCTTTAAGAACGGGTGCTTTTGCTTGATGTACTTCGTCGATAATTACACAAGCAATGTCTTCTAAAAATTCATCAAGCGATAAAGTTGACTTACCTTCTTTATATTTTTTATCAAGTGTATTCAAACTCTGCCAAGTACAAATAGTGTGAGTCTTATCTAAATCTTTTCTATCGCCAAAGTATACGCCAACGTCGAGCCCGCAATTTACATAATCGTCTTCAGTCTGTACTACAAGACTTTTGTTAGGTACAATTACAATACTGCGTCCGTACTTTTCGCTCATATGCGATAGTGTAGCTGTTGTAATTGTCTTGCCTGCACCTGTAGCAATTTGCTGAAGGCTTTGGGGATGTTTTACAAAGTTATTAATAGCGTCAATTTGATAGTCACGCAGAATAATTTCTTCGCCCTCGGCTGGATGCCCCTTAGGCCAACGTACACCTTGATCGGCCCAATAGCGTTCTGTAATTGGTTCAAAGTTAAGATCAATTGCTTGACGTTTATCTTCAATATCAACAATTGTTACTTTGTTTTCTTCAAGTATCTTAGCAATAGTATCTAAATGATTTACATATCCAGTTCCGCCGATACCAAAGAAAGCTACTTTACCATCCCAACGTCCTAGCTTATATTGAGGTCTATGTCTAGCTGTTGGGTCTTCAAACTTAAGAGCATTTGCTAGTTTACGACGAATATCAACATCAAGTCCTTCAAGCTTGATATTAACTTCGTCTTGTATTATAAGTTTACAGGTTGGCATTTTTTAGAGCCTCCATTGTGAAAGTGGAAATTGATTAGTATTATAGAAAATTATTAAATCTGCATTTGTAAATCGTTTAGCAATCTGGAAAGTACTGTGATTTACTGCTAATGCTACTTCACTTGTATAATCAATCCATTGTAATTTATTAGCATTGTGATATTTAATTTTGCCCTTGAAAGTTTGGTAAAAGTCACTCATTGCTAAACGTTCTTGTTTTTTTAAATCCTCGATGTCATAAAGATCACTGATTGATATCACATCGTTTGAGACTATTGTTACATTCATTCTATTTAATTCGTGCAACGCTCGACTTATATCACTTACTGATGTTTCATCTCCTGTAAAACAAACTACGTTGTCCTTGCGATTAATAATCTTTTTTAAAGGTGCTGGCAAGAACTCTAAATTATAATCGTCAAAGTGTTCTAAGCCGCATTTGCCTTTTCGATCTAAGTAGATATGAATATTTTCCCACGATGGCTTTCCATACTTTTCGTAGTACATGTCTTTTGCAGCATCAGGTATGTTTTTTATTTCCCAATCGTATATTCCCGGTATATGTTGATCAGGGTTTTGATAGAATTCTTTTAGCTTTTGATATCGAGACATTAACACAGGATCGATCTCAAAATCAAATTGCTTTAAGTGATTTATTATTTCATAACAACTTTTATCTGTAAATTTATATGTTTTAGTATTGTTTCTCTTATCTTGAATAAGAAAATCTTTTTTTAATGATTCTAAAAAATGTATAAATTTTTTGTTAAAAACAAATCTTACAACGATATGATTATCTATTATACGAACCCATTTTGACCTATCTATTGATCGTATAGGATGCTTTACTTCTAAACCACTAGCTGGCAAGTTGTCAAGACCTTCGAGTAAAAAATCTCTATAGTCTTCAATTTTTATCAGAACCAAATCATACTGTCGGTCAGTTAATGATAATTTCTTTTGAGTAACCTGCTTGTGCATACTTTTAAAAAGTTCAAGATCAGATTCTTTTATATCTTGTTTAAATTTTTCTTCAGTAGCAGCTTTTTCTATAATGTCTTCTAAATAATACATTATTACATTTTAGTTTTATTTAGGTAATCTGTCAAGTAGATTATCGGTATACCTTCTTGTATTTCTGTAATATCATGTTCGACATGCGCATAGTCATTTAGCCATTGTGTTCTATCAGGCTTTAAGGGATGCTCGATAGTGCTGTAATCGTGATTGCCTACATCATACGCTAAACTGCTTGGGCCTACAAATACGGGTATACCTTCCATTACTGCTTCTATAGCAGGATTGCTTGACCAATTTACTACTGCCCATGATTGCTTACAGTTAAAATCAAAGTCATCATAAGTGCCGTTTATCTTTTGCGGATCTTGTACTTGTACATTTTTAAATTCAAATTGCAAACTTGTAAGTCTGCATCTAGGGTGAGATCTAACTGTTATCTTTCTATCAGTATGAGATCTTAGTTCTTCAATAGTGTTATATACCCAAGTAGACATACTCGGCATGTTACGCCATTGCTCACTTTTGTCATGCTGGGTTACAAGTAAAATATCACCTTCTTGATTGTCTTTCCATGTCTTGGCTCTTAAATCTAATATGTGTTTTCTTGCGCCGTCAAAGCCAGTAGGAGCGAAGTACGCATCTCGATTCACGCCGTTTACACCAACCTTCCAATAAGTTCCACGCTTTATATTACCTACTTCAATTACAACTATTGGCTTATTTTGTGCTTGAGCTTTATCCCAAATCTCTTGATTCTTTGCCATGCGTCCGTGCCATAGTACACTCCAAATAACATCGATGCCATCAGTACTGTTGTGCACTATGTCATGACCTAGCTTTCTAGCACCTATTTCAAATGCTTTAAACACAGGAGCGCTATTCATTGCTCCATTATTTGTCCATAAATTAAATTTCATAGTTAAATACCTTATGCAATTCAAAGATATAAAAGTAGTTACCACTTTTCACAAGCCTGGTTTAGATTTGTACGGGCAAAAGTTTATTACCAGTTTTGAAGAGAATGTCGATAAGCGTATACAACTTTACGTATATGCAGAAGACTGCTCTCCGGTTGTAAAAGATCCAACACAGGTATTAGTATTTAATGCAAAAGAAGCATTACCTAAACTAAATGCGTTTAAAGAAAAATGGGGCACAGTGCCTAAGGCAAATGGAATACCGCCCGAAGACATAAAGGCTAGAAGACCTAGAGATCATCACAAAGCATTTAAATGGGATGCTGTGCGCTTTGCAAATAAAGTTTATGCAGTTTTTGACGCATGCGAAAAATCATATGATTGGTGTGTATGGATGGATGCAGATACTGTAGTTCATTCTAAATGGAACTACGAACAATTTAAAAATCTATTACCTGACGATAAATGGCTAACATATGTAGGCAGAGGTAAAGGTTCTCAAACTTGGCCTGAGTGTGGATTTTACGGAATGAATTTAAATGACAAAACTTGTCAAAAGTTTTTAAAAGAATTTGAACGTGTCTACGAAGACGCTGAGAATGGCATTTTTAAATTAGAAGAATGGCACGACAGTTTTGTGTTTGGTGATTTATTAAGCAAAATCAAAGCACGTGATCCTAATGTTTTAGACTACAGTGCAGAAATGTATTTGAAAGAAGCCAAGACCGGAGGTGGAGGACATCCTCTTATCAATACTGTATTAGGTAAATGGATAGATCATATGAAAGGAGTACGTAAAGAAGAAGGCCGTAGTAGAACCTCTGATCTAATGGTTAATAGAAATGAGTCTTATTGGAAATGAGCGATAAAGCTACCAAAATAAAATATAATATTTCTCAATGGGATCAACACAAATTAAATTATTGGGCTATACCCAAATGTGCTAATACTGCTATAAAAGCTTCACTAGCTAATATAAAACATATACCTAAGCACACACATTCAAAATTAAAATGGGTTCACAATCCAAACAAGATTAATTATATTTCTCAAGAAGTAGCACTTCAAAATGGTTATTTAAATTTTTCAGTTGTAAAACATCCTTACGAAAGGTTTATTTCACTGTACAAAGATCAAGGTTTACGCAGGCCTGCATTCAAAGATGTAAATTTAACTGTTGATAAATTTTTAGAACTTATGGTTTCATCAAACAAAATTAACACTGATCCTCATTTTAGGCCTATGAGTACTTTTTTAGTTGCTAATGAAAAATTATTAATAGATAAAATTTTAAATATCAAAGACGCAAGTAGCTTTTTAAATCAATACAATTTGTTGTTAAATGTTGTAAATAAAACAAAAGATCTAGATATTAAATTAACTAAAAAACAAAAAGAAAAAATATACAATATCTATAAAGATGATTTTAAGTATTTAGGATTTACAAAATGAAAACACTGACTTTTGAAGAACTTAGACAAAGTAAAAAATCAAATGCCGTTGACGGTTTAATAATGTTTAATGATCTTTTAAAAGCCGGCAGCACTGTAATAGACGTTGGTTCTGGTTTTGAAGAGATTCACGCTAACATTCTAAGAGCTAACGGACACACTGTTGATACTTGCGACTTTCACAAAGAAGCTACCTTTAAAGGTAACTTTAATGATATAGATATTCCAAAAGTATATGACGGAGTTTGGAGTGCACACTGTCTCGAACATCAGCTTAATGTAAATCAATATCTTAAAAAAATTGTGTCATTATGTAAAGACAATGGGTTGATCTGTGTAACTGTTCCGCCATTAAAACATCAAATAGTCGGCGGGCATACCACTTTATGGAATGCAGGACTAGTACTTTACAATTTAGTACTAGCAGGATTAGATTGTTCTAATGCAAAAGTAAAAAAATACGGTTATAATATATCTGTGATTGTAAACAAGAAAACATTTACAATGCCAGAATTACATTTTGTTGGCATCGACTTAGGTTTATTAAAAAATTACTTTCCTAAAGATTTATCTTGGAACGGTAAAGATTCAAGACCAAAATTTAATGGCGACATTGATAATTTAAATTGGTAAAATCGAAAGCCAAAGTTTTTTTGCTATTCTATTATCTAAATGATGATTATTAATTTCATACTTATCATCAAAACAACGAGCATGACTATCGCCTAAAACTAAAACTTTCATATGCATATTTAAGCAAAATATACAGGCTTAAGATGCTCCCATGCGTCTCCTCTTTTTAATTCTTTTGGGTGCCAGAAAGTATAAGCAATTTTATTTTTCCAATCTTGCGTATCAATATTGTAATTTAAATTTTCGATATTAGATAATTTTTTTTGTGACAAAGGATAAACCATACTATCCTTATCAAAAGCATACACAGGAATTCCTCTAGTAACAGCTTCTACGCCAGTATTGCTACTGTAAGTAATTACACAATACGCCTGAGACAACGCATGTTCTAACGATTCGCCACCTTGATAAAATCCTGTCGGTTCATACAAAGATGCTTCAACGTTTTTATATTTTTTTTCTATTCTAGATGCAAGCTTGCGCCCTCGATTTATATTTTTTGGATGAGGTCTAATAATAATTTTTCGATCAGTGTACTTACGTATTTCCGTAATTATGTCCTCAATCCAATCATAAAATATTCTGTAATTTAAATCAGCATACAACGAATTTAATGCACTATCGCCTTCTTTTTGACCAATTATTAATATTGCATCTCCAGGACTATTCCAATCTTTTAAAACTGTGCCAGTATTTTTAGAAAATTTATCCCATCGATAACTATCTACATTATCATTATTAAAATTACCAGTAGTCCAGCCATACGACCACCAACCATATCTTTTATAACCTCCCTCTCTAAAACATGGCGATTCACTTACAATAAATGGTTTTTTTTGATCTAAAATATATTGATATTTTTGTCCCCATCCGTCAAAACGTATTCCTGTTGATGAAAACTTTTTCTTCATTAGGTTAGTTTGGTAAAAACAATCTGCATCGTAGTTTTTATTAGGTTCATAGTCAACAAGTTCATACTTATCGCCGTGGGCCTCTACGCCAGCTATCCAGCCAGTATAGGATTTACTAATTTTTCTAAAACCTAACATTTTCATTAAATGTATTTCCTCATATGTCGCCAGCATGAGCCGTCGGTTAATTCTGTAAACTTCCAGTGAAACATACTTATTCTATGTAGCCATTTTTCTCTATCATAAAGAATAGGTGACTCAATAGAAGAAAAATTGTGCGATGCAACTTCGGTACATTGGCTTCGTTTTGGATCTGTAACTATTGCATGATATCCCATAATAATGGGCCCAACAATACTACTGCTGTTATGGTTTACTACTGCCCATGCATTTTTAAGGTCATCAGTTAGTGGTGTGCCTAATTTACTCAACGAAACATTTTTATATTTAGATAGATCGAGTTGGGCAAGATATATCTCTGCTTTTACATCGCCCGGATGCCCACGTATTATAATTTTTCTATCTGAATATTTTCTTATTTTATTTATTGTGCTGTCAATCCATGATACAACAGTAGTCTTTCCCATACTCCAACCACCGTTACGCTGACAACATAAAACAATATGATTGCCTTCTTTAATAATAGGATCGAGTGTAATATCTAAATCTTTGCTTATCTGTTGCCAACGTTTTGGATCAGTTATGTTGTCACAGTATTCACCGGTATTTGGGAATACGCCATTAAAGCTGTATCGCAAATATACATGCGGTTTGTTTATGCTGTGTCTGTACAAAAATAAGTTACTATCTCCAGTAACAACATGTTTATTTGATGTTCTATCTATAAGCTTTTGTCTTAGTACTAGATGCGGTGACGATTTTCCTACTTCATGTTGCCAACCTTGAATCATAGCAACATCGCACTCTAACACATTTTGTCCTTCGTGCAATATACCTTTATCGCCAGCAGCAATTACTCCTTTGTTAAAATTTATTATTAAATTTTTTTTATCTTCGGCACCTGCTTTTTTGGGTATGCTGCTTAAGTAGCTAACTATTTTCATGTATCATACGCCAAGCTAAACCGTTTCGTAATTCTTGCTCAGTAAATTGATTATATGCTAAATTTTTAGCAAAAGCATATTTTAAATCCTCATCGGGGTGCTCGATATTGTCTATATTTTCTAAAGTATCAGGACATAGTGCCGAGGCAGCGTTAGGTCCTAGTGCTATAGCAGATACACCAAACAATAAAGCCTCTGTTGCTGCAATACTGTTGTATGTGACTAAACAATGGGTATCTTCCATTGCTTGATAAATTGTATTTGTTGTAATACGTTCAAATCGTTTAGCAGGCTTCAATCTAACTTCGATAGGTCTGTCTGTATATTTTTTTATTTCATTTACAATATTATTTGTCCATGTTTCGGCATCTAGCATATTAAAAATAGCCATAACTTTATCACTAGGCGGGCAAACTAAAATCTTTCTTCCTGGAGCATGGGCTTTTATTTGAATTCTAGTTTGCTGTAGTCTATCGTCTGGTCTATCTATTAACTCACTGCTAAATTGCAAACTATTTTTTGTTAATCTATGATACCGTTTTGTAGAGTCGTTTCCAAAGTATCCAGTATCAACATAGTAAAAATCTCTATTAGTTTCCCAGCAATGATGCAGTGCTTCTTTTGTTTGCTTGCCTACACCCCTTATAATTAATGCATTATCTGAACTTTTTTCGTCTTGCCAACTACTTATATATCCATTAGCTCCAAATGCCACTGCTGCTATTATCTTATCGTACTCGTGATCTATTCCGTTGCGTATTAGATTAACTTCACTAGTATTAATAGCTGCAACTTTATTCTTTTTGGTCATACTATCATCTACTTTTTTTTTATAAAAATTATGTTGTGGATCAACTAAACCATTTACAAAATCTTGTATTTGTGTCTTTATATTATCAGCATAGCTGAGATCATTTATTTTTATATCACGATTTTTTATATCTTTTATTTGTTGATTTTTATACTGTAAAGTGTTTTTATAATATTCAATACAAGTTGTATTCCATTCAGCTGCATATTCACAATCTTTGTAATTATCAAACCAAGGGCCACCTTCAGTGTAATGAAGTGCTTTAGGTGATCCATCCTCAGGTTCACTATACCAACCTACTAGCCAATTCCATTCGTGACTTATTTCGCCTATATCATTATCGTCTAGCCATTCAAATCTATGAAAATAAGCACCTGTCTTATATTCATTATTAACTTCGTCTAATGTTAATGCTGTAATATTTTTTTCATGTTCGCAATTAATTAGCATCATGCTAGACCAATTTTTCCTAGGATAAACAGTTTGTATTTTACCGTCCATTTTTTGACCTGGCTTAGGATTGTAATCATGTTGAGCACACATAATAGCATATTGATCATCGACTTGTTCAAATAATTTTGCAACATCGTCTAATAATAAAAAATCACAATCAATAAACAAAGCCCAGCCTTTGTAATCTGCTAGATAAGGAACCAAGTATCTAGTAAATGTAAACTCTGTACTTGCAAGTACATCTTTTTCTCTTGTGTAAAAACCTTGTTTACGTAAATCCTTTTGTTTAATAGGGATAACTTCAACAGGTACAGATGATAATTTTTCTATACTTGTTTTTGCAACTTGGAATGCAATATCTTCTCTACTATCCCAGCCTATAAAAATTTTTAATGGTTCTGTATTTTCTGTATCATTTCCAGCCAAAGATATAATCCCTTCTTACATTTGTAATAGCTTTAGCTCCTAATTTTTTAAGGAATTTTCCTGCTACATAATTAGTGTCTTTGTGTTGCTCACATATGATAACAGGCTTGTATTTTAATATAGTTTTTTCTGCGCCTTTGAGAACTTCTAGTTCGTATCTTTCACAATCTATTTTAAGTAAACCAAATTTAGGCAGATCTAAATCATCTAATCTTTTTACTTTTATCGGTCCTGAGCCTTCGTGGCTTACAAAACTATTGCCTGTATTGTTTTGATCATAGGTCATCTTTATGAAAGAATTTTTACTACCGATTGCATATTTGTGAATATCAACTGGTAATCCTTTTGTGTTTTCTTCTAAACAAGAATAAACTTGTTCTAAAGGTTCAAATGCAATTACACGATTAAATTTACTAGCAAGCGGTTTAGACCAAAAGCCAACGTTTGCTCCAATATCAACTGCAACGTCAAAATCTTTTACATATTGATACGCAGCGTTTCTTACATCATCTTGATATTCAGCAGGGCCGCCATTTTTTATTCTTTTTTTGATTAATCTTTCAAAGTGATTATCAGTGTCTGGTAACCAATAATTATAAATTTTTTTCATTTTTCATAAGTACAATATATTTTTTATAATATATCGGTGGTCCTTTTTTTACTTCGTTGTAACCTTCAGTTACTTTTGTATTTACTATGCTCTATTCTGAACAAAGAATTTTTATTTTTTCTGCCCGCCACTCAGGCTCTTCGATAATTATATGTAAATTTTTAAGTTCTTCTACATATTCTTTACTTACTTCGTTCATTATTATTTCCTAATGTACAGATAATCTATTCTGCTTAATTTTTTTAAAAGCGTATAGCCATAATTATCTAAAATAGATTCAATCGATGGCATACTTACAGGTTGTCTATCTTTATGTTTACTACTTTTACACTCAATACAAATTACCGGATTGTTATTTGTAAAAAAAGTTTTAGCTCCTTGCAGAAGCCAAGACTCGTGACTGTCGACGTCTATTTTTATAAAGTCGATATTTTTAAAATTATATGAGTCGAGTGTTTTTATATCTACAGAAAAAGATTTCTCTGGAGTGTCACGTTTAAATTGTGTCTTCTCAGTAATCCATCCTTGAAAAGATGTGTGAGTATTATATAATGTGCTAGTGCCATTTTTATTGCTTAAACCTATATTATAAGTTATGCAATTAATTATATTTTTATCTGCAATGTTTTGAGATAACGCTTGATAGCAAACAGGCTGAGGTTCGAATGCTATTACATTATCAAAGTATCGGCATAGATATTCTGTCGAATCGCCTATCCACGCTCCGACATCAATAGCATTATTAAATTTTTTAACATGTTGTAAGGATTGTTCTAATGGTTCGTAGCACGAAAAATTTTTGTCAGTTTCTAAAAAACTATCATTTTTTGGATACCACCAATCATCTTTTTTAACAATCATAAAGTAGCATCTTCCATTCCAGCTACTCTAAGTTTTACAATATTAGTTATCTGCCATTGCTTTTGATCTAGTGCTTTTAGAACGCCTAGATAATTGTTCCTAATAAGCGCAAACTCGTTTACTAGTTTTTCATAATCAACTACATCGGCTTCGCCGTCGACGTATTTTTCAACATCGCGACTGCTTAGAGCACGTTGATAATTTTCTAAATATTTTTTAAAAAATGAGCTACGCAATCTACGTAACTCAATATTTAAATAGTTAAGTATAGCTTCAATTTCTTGTAGTTGATTAAAACGATATTCAACAATACCAGGCATAGAAGCTGCGGCTTTTTCTACATTGCCGCGAAGTTTAACTTCTGTTTTTGCTGTACTTAATTCATTATTAAAATAATTTACAGCATCGGGTA